GATTGAAAAAATCGACAATTATCTAACATACGTGGTAGAAAATTGGGTGGAAGAAAATGAGTCTGTTGTTGATTCTCAACTACGTTCAGATATTACTGAAGGTTTCATCACGGGATTACAAACTCTATTTACAGAGTCTTATATTGACGTACCAGAAGAGAAAAGAGACCTCGTCTCTGAGCTCGATGAAAAGGTTAAGTTGATAGAGGGTTCTCTAGAACAAGCAGAGTCTGATAAAGAAGACCTTGAAGAAAAGCTAGAAGACTTACTTCGTAATAAAATCATTAGAGAACACTCTGAAGATTTAACTTCTACACAAGTTGAAAAACTTAATCAACTTCTTGATGGTGCAGAATTTGTAAGTGAAGAATCTTTCACTAGCAAGGTAGCAACCGTTAAGGAAACATTCTTCTCTGGTTCACAGGAAGAAATCAAAGAATCTACTTCAACATCTGGTGATGTAGAAGTAATTGTTGAGGGTCAAGGCGAAGAAAAGAAAAGTGTAGTATCACCTGATATGAGTGCTTATCTTAACGCTATGACTGCAATGGAAAAAAACAGTTCAATTATTAAACAATAACAACATTAAATAAAGGAAATTTAAAATGTTAAACGAAGACACAAATATCAAGAAGTGGGGTGCCGTTCTCGACCACGAGAGTGCAGCTCCTATTCAAGATAACTATCGTCGAAGTGTAACTGCTAAGTTGCTTGAAAATACAGAAGTTGCTCAAAGACAGCAACTTTCTGAAAGTAACTTTGGTTCAGGTACATCTTCGAGTTCTACAGACTTGGGTGTAGTGGGTTCAGCTAATGGATTCGACCCAATTCTTATCTCAATGGTTAGACGTGCAATGCCTAACCTTATCGCATATGACGTTGCGGGTGTTCAGCCAATGAGCGGACCAACTGGTCTTATCTTTGCACTTAAGGCTCACAAGTCAGAACAAACAACATCAGTTGATACTGATTCACCTGAGTTACTTCACCCAGCAATCGGTGCAGACATTGATACTGCATTCTCTGCTAAGGGACAAACAGGACCAACAGAAGATTCGCCTTTCGCAATCAATGATATTGGTGATACTGTCGCTGACGGTGAAGGTAACCCAAACTACGCTCCTGCTACAGGTAATACTCTAGCAATTGGCGAAGGTGATGCATTCAACTCAGCTGGTATCTCTATCGAAAAGACATCTGTTACTGCTGTAACACGTGCTCTTAAGGCAGAATACTCAATGGAAATGGCTCAAGACCTTAAAGCTATTCATGGTCTTGACGCTGAGTCTGAATTGGCTAATATCCTATCTGCAGAAATTCTTGCTGAAATCAACCGTGAGGTTATTCGTAAGATTGTCACAGCAGCTAAGTTAGGTCTTGGCAATATTGCTAAACCAGCTGGTGCTACAAAGCACACATTCGACTTGGTCGGAGACGCTGATGGTCGTTGGGCTGTTGAGAAGTTCAAGTCTCTTATCTTCCAATTAGAAGTTGAGGCTAATACAATTGCAAAAGAAACTCGTAGAGGAAAGGGTAATATCATTATCTGTTCTTCTAATGTAGCTTCTGCTCTAGCAGCATCTGGTTCTCTAGATTATGCTAATGCAATTTCTGCTAACCTAAACGTTGATGATTCTGGTAATACATTTGCTGGAACACTTAACGGACGTATGAAGGTCTACATCGACCCATATGCTGCATCAGATTATGCAGTTGTAGGTTATAAGGGAACTTCACCATTCGACGCAGGATTGTTCTATTGCCCATACGTACCACTAACTATGGTTCGTGCGATTGATGAAACAACATTCCAGCCAAAAATGGCATTCAAGACTCGTTATGGTCTTGTAGCGAATCCGTTTGCATCATTAACAATAGATAGTAACCAATACTACCGTAAGTTTGGTGTTAGCAACATTAACGTAGGTGGCTCAAGCTCACTATCCTAATCATTGAAGATTAACTAATCTTTAAGACTGAGGGTTCTCGAAAGGGAACCCTCTTTTTTTGTATAAATAAGAGATATGGCAACGAATAACTTAACTACGAATTTAAACCTATTAGCACCTACTGGTTTTAGATTGACAATCAATCGCGAAAAGTTTGCTAATACTGAATTCTTTGTAACCTCATTTTCTTTACCTAGTTTGAATTTAGGAGAAACTCAGGTTAATTATAAGAATGCTACAGGATATGCTCCAGGCGAAACATTAACCTTTGATAGCCTTTCTATGAGATTAGCAATTGATGAAGGTATGGAATCATATTCAGAACTATTAAACTGGATGGTTAGAAATGAAACAACATTAGAAGTAAATGATATGATTATATCAATTCTAGGTAATACTTCAAATTCTAATAAACAGATTCAATTTTCAAATGTTTTTCCAGTTTCAGTTTCAGGCGTAGAGTTTTCTACTCAGGCAACCGACGTTGAATATTTACAAACAGACATTACATTTAGATACGATAGATTTACGATACTTTAGACAATGAATTATATTTATGTTTACTTAGGAAAGGTTCCTGAGTATATGAATGACAGTATAAAGTCGGTTAAAAGAATTGACCCGGCTGCAAATATTATACAGGTTACAGATGATAACCTAAATGATATTATATCTGACCAAACCAGGCAGGTGATGAAATTATCCAATCCGCTTTTTAATAAAGCTGATGGACGTTTGTGGTCTACTTCTCTTTATCGTTGTTTTCTTTTAAGAGATGCTGCAAAATTTTATAATGTTGGAGATTATGTTCACTTTGATAGTGATGTAATTTTATATCAGCCTTTTGAAAATGTTAAACATTTATTTGATAATAACCGAATCAATATAACATTTGATGAAGAGCATTCAGCTGTGTTTGGGTATTCATATTTTCCTCACACTATACTAAATGATTGGTTGTGTGAACACTTATTTAAATCATTTGTTGAAGAAAACTATCGCAATAAACTTGCTCCAACGTTTCCTAATGAAATGAGATTAATTGGCGGGATCGCGCGCGAGCTAGACTTTATTAATCGATTGACTACTATTCCAAATGAAAAATCAGATTATGTTTTTGACCCGTCTTCTTATGGGCAATATTTTGGTGGAACAAATAGACACCCGCCCGGTTGGTTTGGCGAACACCATCTTATTGGAAAAGAAATTTCAAATGGAAAACTAAAACCAATAATGAAAGAAAATAAACCTTATGTAAATGAAGTTCCTATAATAAACCTTCACATACATTCAAAAAAGACAAAAGACTATGTTAGTTAAAGGAGAACATTTTCCTCGGTTAGCCGATCATGTTTTAACTTATTATAATAAAGATTTTTCCGATGGTAAATCTATAAGAGATGGTCACACTATTTATTGTGATACACACCAATTAAATAAATGGAAAGATGTTTTAATTCAAAAAAAAGATTTAACAATAATTACACACAATAGTGACGGGTTTATCACTGAGTGCAATCCGGCTTGGAGAGAAGATGGAGTATATTGGAAAGATTTTGAAGGATGCTTTAAAGTATGGTTTGCTCAAAACAATTTTACTGATGTTCCAAACATTTATTCTATACCGATTGGATTTGAAAATACAAGATGGGATAAGAATAAAATAAAACAACATACTTATAAAAAAGTATTAGAAAATACTATTCCAAATCCTACCAAGGTTGCTTATTTAAATTGTGCTAAAAGAACAAATGAGGGCGAAAGAAAAAGGTGTTATAATGAAGCTTCTCAAATACCCTTTATTAATTGTGATGAACCAAACTTAACTTATGGAGATTATATAAACAGATTACAAGACCATAGTTTTGGTTTAAGCCCTGAAGGTAACGGATTAGATTGTCATAGAACCTGGGAAATATTTTTAGTTGGTAGAACTCCTGTAATGAAATTTAAACCTGCTTTATATAGATTATATGGTGATGATGTAATATGGGTAGAAAGTTGGAAAGATATCACTAAGGAAATACTTAATAAATACAAAGGTACATTTAATAGAAAAAAACTTACCCAGCAATATTGGGATAATTACGTTTTAAAAACTATATAAATAATTATTATGACATTAGACGATATTATGAAAATGTGGGAGCGTGATTGTGAAATTGATGATCTTGCCCTAGACGATGAGACTAAGAAAACGTCAAAGCTTCATGCTAAATATTTAGAACTAGTGAATGTCAATAGACTTCAAAGAGCGAAGTTAGATAGTGACCTTGATACCCTAAAAAAAGATAAGTGGTTATATTACACTGGTAAGATGACCAAACAGGATATGGATATGAGAGGTTGGGGATATGACCCCTTTAATGGTGGAATTAAACCATTAAAGTCTGAGCTATCATTTTATTATGATTCAGATGAAGACCTTGTTAAAGTCAAGCAAAAAATAGAATACCAAAAAGTTGTTGGTAATTTGCTTGAAGAAATAATGAATAATCTTCGCTGGAGACATACACACGTTAAAAATATTATAGATTGGAAAAAGTTTGTTTCAGGTACATAAAAAAGATGAAGTATCTTTAAAGATACTATCCGATGATTCAGGCGCATTAAGAGAACTATCGGAACACTTCACATTTTTTGCTGAAGGTTATAAGTTTATGCCCGCGTATCGAAACAAGATATGGGATGGAAAGATTCGCTTATTTAATATGAGAGATCAAAATCTTCCTTATGGTTTACTTGAACAATTATTAAGATTTTCAGAAGAAAGAAATTATAAAGTTGACCTTCCTTCAGAAATTGCTTTAGAAAAAATTGTAACCGATTGTGGTGAATTTATAAACGATTTACCACTTACAGTAGGCGGTGAAGAAATTAAGCCAAGAGACTATCAGATAGATGCAGTAAAACATGCTCTACGCAATCAAAGGTCAGTGCTAATATCACCTACAGGTTCTGGTAAGTCTCTTATCATTTATATTATTATGCGATGGTTTCTTGAAAATTCAGAAAAGAAGTGTCTTATAATTGTACCTACTACATCATTAGTAGAACAGATGTATAAAGATTTTATTGACTATTCAAAGAATGATAAATGGTTTGATGAAGAATCTATGCATAGAATTTATTCAGGCAAAGAAAAAATTGACATAGACCAAAGAGTGGTTATATCAACTTGGCAATCGGTTTATAAATTACAGCCTACATGGTTCCAAGACTATGAAATGATTGTTGGTGACGAAGCTCACAATTTTAAAGCTAAATCTTTAACTGCAATAATGAATAAACTCAAAGCAGCATGGTTAAGAATAGGAACTACTGGAACTCTGGATGGTTCTGAAGTTCATGAATTGGTTTTAGAGGGATGCTTTGGGCCGGTTTATAAAGTAACTACGACCAAGGCTCTAATGGATTCAGATACTTTAGCCAAGATGAAAATCGAGTCATTAGTCATTAAATATAGTGACGAGGTGAGAAAAGGATTTGGCAAAAAGAAATACCAAGAAGAAATTGAGTTTTTAGTTTCTCACGAAAAAAGAAATAAGTTTATTCAGAATCTAGCTCTTGATCAAAAAGGGAATACGTTAGTACTTTATAACTATGTAGTCAAACATGGTAAACCCCTATATAAAGATATAGCGGATAAAGCAAAAGGTAGAAAAGTTTTCTTTGTTGCCGGTGAAGTGAATGCAGATGAGCGTGAAAGAATAAGAGAGCTTACCGAAAAAGAAAATAATGCAATTATCGTGGCAAGTGTAGGAACCTTTTCTACAGGTATAAATATAAGAAACCTACATAATATAATCTTTGCCTCACCGACAAAGTCTCAAATAAGAGTTCTTCAGTCGATAGGCAGAGGGTTGAGAAAAGCAGACAATAATCAAATGACAACTATCTATGATATAGCCGACGACATCTCGTGGAAGAATAGAAAAAATTATACTTTAAATCATGCTATCGATAGAGTTAAGCTATATGCTAAAGAAAAGTTTCATTTTCAAACACATGAGGTCCCACTATGAGTATATTCACAAATAAAGAAGAAGCTACCGTGTTTACCTATCATCTGGTTGACGGAAGTTATATTATGGCAGAAGAGGTAGATTACGATTTTGAAGATAATGTAATCTTTGTAATTAACCCAGTAAAGATTGCTCAAGTAAGAGGTAAATACCAATTAATGAATTGGGGTATTACAGAGCCATCTCAACCAGTACAATTAAAAGATGACATGATAATTGCAAGTTCTGCAGCTCCCACCGCATTAAAGCATAATTACTTTCAATTTAATATGCTGAATATAATGTCGAATACCTTGCCCAAGAACGAATTTGATGAAATCATTAACTTATTATTTTCTGGTATTGATTCTAAAGATACTTCTGAAGAAGACGAAGAAACAGAGTTTGATTTCGATAAACAATACGAAATAAAGAAAGAGAAGAAGAAAAATCCGTGGGATAGATATTAAAGGATTCCGTTCCTTTGGTTTGGTACTAAACTATTATACCAACTTTGTCAAACGATGTAAAGAGAAAAATAACAAAAAAGACATATTTTTTTATTGATTAATCTTCAATCTTGTGATATAGTATATACATTATGAAACAAAAACAAAAAAGAGTAAAAAGAGCTAAAGAGCATTATGTAAATAATAAAGAATTCTCTCAGGCTGTTGTTGATTACGTTAACTCTACAAATGAAGCAAAAGAGAAGGGTGAGACAGAACCCATTATTCCAAATTATATTGGTGAATGTTTCCTAAAAATCTCTGAAGGTCTTTCTCATAAACCTAATTTCATTTCATACACTTATCGTGAAGAAATGGTAATGGATGCAGTTGAAAACTGTATTAAGGCTATTATGAACTATGATATTACTAAAGCAACACGTACAGGATTGCCTAATGCGTTTGCGTACTTTACACAGATATCATACTTCGCGTTTTTACGACGCATAGCAAAAGAGAAAAGACAGCAAGACATTAAAGAGTTATACATTGATTACGCAGGAGCCGATGCCTTTATGGATACCGGAGACTATAGCGATTCAAATTCTATCGTTGAAAGAATAAGACACAAATCAGCTGCTATTCGTGATAGAGATAATAAGATCAAAGAGTTCGGTAAAAAGATAAAGAATAAGGCAAAGAAAAAAGTAGTTGGTCAGTTGGACCAATTTCTAGAGAACTAATATATTATGCAAATAGCAATATTGAATGACACTCATTGTGGTGTCAAGAACGGCAGTGACGTGTTCTTAAAGAACGCAGAACAATTTTATACAAATGTTTTCTTTCCATATTTGAAAGAAAACGGTATTAATCAAATCTTACATTTAGGTGATTACTTTGAACACCGAAAGTATGTAAACTTCAAAGCTCTTAATCAGAATAAGAGAATGTTTTTAGATATACTTCGTGATAGAGGAATATATATGTATATTATTCCAGGCAACCATGATGTTTATTATAAAAATACAAATAACTTAAATTCATTAAAAGAACTTCTTTCTGAATATAGCGATTGCGTTTCTATTTATGAAGACCCTATTGACTTGCCTTGTGGTGATACGACTGTTGGTATGGTACCATGGATATGCCCCGAAAACGAAGATAAGTGTTTAGACTTTTTAGAGAATAGTAAGTCAAATATTATTATGGGTCACTTCGAGTTAGGTGGATTTCAATATATGGCCAATGCTAATATCAAATCACATGGTATGGATAAGAATAAACTAAAAAGATTTGAAGCCGTTTACTCTGGACATTATCATACAAAGTCGACTCAAGATAACGTGACCTACCTAGGTACTCAATTAGAGTTAACATGGAATGATGCAGGAGACCCAAAGTATTTTCATATTTTCGATACTGACACTCGTGATATGACTCCAGTTAGAAACCCATATACACTATTTGAAAAAATTACGTACGACGAAGAAAATCCTATTTCATTGAGAGAAGAAATGGTTGCTGGTAAGTATATTAAGATTGTGGTTCTATCAAAGAAAAATCTTTTTGAGTTTGACAAATTCCTAGAAAAGGTATATAATTTTAATCCTCACGAGGTAAAAATAATAGAAACCTTTGAAGAGTATGCAGGTAGTTCTGTAGACGATGAAAAAATTTCAACAGCTAATACACAAACTCTATTAAATGAATATGTAGATGCGACTGAAACAAATTTAGATAATGATAAACTTAAGAAGATGCTACAAGAATTATATGTAGAAGCTCAGGCCTATGATAGTATTTAAAAAATTAACTTATAAAAATTTCCTTTCTACAGGAGATAAAGAAACCACAATCTATTTAAATAAAGATAAGTCCACATTAGTAGTTGGACATAATGGTTCTGGTAAATCAACAATGTTAGATGCATTGTCCTTTGCTTTATTTGGTAAACCACACAGAGCTATTAATAAAGGACAGCTGATTAACTCTATCAATAATAAGCAACTTCTTGCTACTATTGAATTTTCTGTTGGCTCAAACGAGTATAAAATTATTCGTGGTGCTAAACCAAATATTTTTGAAATCTATCAAAATGGTAAACTTCTAAATCAAGAGTCACACGCGAGAGATTATCAAAAGCTTTTAGAAACAAATGTTCTTAAGTTAAACCATAAATCATTTCATCAGGTGGTTGTTCTTGGTTCATCTAACTTTATTCCCTTTATGCAATTACCAACTTATCAAAGAAGATTGGTGGTAGAAGAATTACTTGACATTAATGTGTTTAGTAAAATGAATGTTTTATTGAAAGATAAGTTTAATATTCTTAAAAGTGAAATAAAAGAAACTACGCATAAGATCGAAATACTTGAAGAAAAAATTACTTTAACAAATAAACATTTATCAGAGCTTACTTCTTTAGATGACGATAAAAAGAAACAACTCGAAGATGATATTAAAAGTCTTCAAGGCGAGATAGAGACTTTAGTTGAAAAACAACATCAGCTTCAAGAAGATATTAATAGACCTGGCCCTGATAGAGTAGAGTTAGACCAGCTTTCTCAGAAAAGAAAAAAGTTAGTTTCATTGGGTGGTCAGATAAAAGGAAAGGTCGAAAACAATAAAGGTCAAAAAAAGTTTTTTGAAGTACATACATCTTGTCCAACATGCAAACAAGAAATGTCTCAAGAAATGAGAACATCTTCTATTAATGAACTTAATGAAAAGATAAAGGAAACTGAAGCAGGGATTGGTGAACTCGATACTGAAATTGAAAAGGTAGAAGAAAAGCATAAAGAGGTATCAGACTTTTTGTATGAAATTCAACAAAAAGCAGGAGACTTGACAAGAGTTACTGGTAATATTACTTCTACTCAATCCAGAGTTACAACTTTAAACGAAAGACTCAATACCCCATCTGCGGATACGACAAAAACAAAATCAGAATTGAGTGAGCTAGAAGATGATTTACAGGGTGAGCAAACAACTAAACAAACTCAGACAATAGAAAAAGCATACTTTGATGCATTATATGAATTACTAAGAGATACTGGAATCAAAACAAAGATTATTAAAGAATACTTACCAGTAATGAATAATCTTATTAATAAACATCTTCAAGTACTCGACTTTTTTGTTTCATTTAATCTTGACGAGAATTTTGTAGAAACTATCAAATCAAGATATCGTGATGAATTTACATATCCATCTTTTTCTGAAGGAGAAAAACAAAGGATTGATTTAGCATTACTATTTAGTTGGCGACAAATAGCTAAGATGAAGAACTCCGCTA